GGCCTTATTAAAGCCACCCATATTTGCACCGAAATTAAATGTTAAAAAACCAACTGCTTTATTTGCCATGCTCTTCCATTTTTTTAATAAATTCTGCTTTCGCTTTTAGTTTTTCAAAATCAACTTCCTTTCCTTTATCATCCCAATCAAACTCAATCAAATCTGTTGGTTTAATTGTTTTGTTTTTCGGCAATTGAATGTTTAACAATAATGTTGTTTGCCATCTTATCCTTTGCCATTCCTGTTGCTCCCTTATGTTTTCCAATTTATAAAACCCATCCATTTTGTTCCAAAAATGTTTTGGCATCATATCATAAAAATCATCAACACTCATTCCCAACTGCCCAAATGCAATTGATTCCAAATCTTGCCAACTTAACGCTTTTTCGTTTTGTTGGCTTTCTGCTTTCCCTCTTTTCCTCCCATTTGCTCACCTAAAACTGCCATGCATCTTTCTATTGCACTAAAATCCTCATCAATTAAATCTGATAAACTATCAATGTCTAATTCGCATTTTTGTTTTGCTGCTCTAAATCCATCCTCAATTCCACAAAGAATTAAAGTTAATGCATCATTTAAACGCATATCTTGGCCCAACTTATCCAAATCTGCTAATGATGTATTTGTTTTGATTCCATACTTTCTTAATGCATTGAATCCAAATTTAACAGGATATTTTTTGTCTGCTATTTCTACAAATGAATATTTCATGTCTTTGTTTGTTTTTTAGTAGGGTTGCAAAGGGGATGAAACAAACTTAAACAAGTCATCCCCCCGCTTCCCAAAAATTATTATTACGATACTGTTTGCGTAATCGCTGCTGTTCCCTCTAAACTTAACGAATAAGTTGCTGTGTCCTCTGTTCCTGCTGAAACTGAGAATGATGTTAAATAAACACTTCCACTATAAACTATGTCACCTGTTGCTCCCGTTACATTTCCAAATTTAATTGTCAATGCCGTTCTTGTTAAAATATAAGTATTTAACAAGTCATCCGCCCCATTTGTTAATGCTGACCCTGCTGAATCTGTCCATGCGTATGCTCCGTCTAAATCAACACTCCAATCTCTCAAACCCTCTAAAGATTCTTTCCATCCTGCTGATTCTTTTGATGTGATTTCCCTCAATGAATGATTGATGTTTAAACTCCCATTTTGTGCGTATGCCACTAAGATACCCGTTCCACTATCGTAAACCTTAATATCTGTTCCATTTAATATTGCCATTTTCTTTCTTTTTTATAATTAATTATTTCTTTACTTTTTTCTTTTTAATTTCTTTTGGTTTTGGTATGCATTCCAACTCAATCAATTGCTCCAATTCCTCTTTCTTTGTTATTATAACAAATGTCCCTTTTCTGATTGTTTTGCCATGTCTTTTGCTTGGCCAATCTTTTAATAATTCGTATCTCATATTTATATTTTTAACCATCCATTTTCTGGATTATTTATTACATCTAAAATTTCTGAATGTGTATATTTTTTATATTCTTTTAAATCTGTTGGTGTATCTCCGTAAAACTTAACAATAAACTCTGTGTTTGTTAAATTATATCTAACTGTTTTCTTTAATTCAATCACTTGATTAAAATTAATGTAATCCAATTCCTCAATTGGTAAAATTATATATGTATTCTCATTCATTACGGTGTTGATGTTGTTATGTCGCCACTTGACATATTTGTCATTGTTCCATTGTTAGAATTTGAACTGTCATCTGTAATTGTAGGATAAACTCCCGATCCTGTTGGATCTCCCATTCTCCATAACCCCTCCAATCCTGTGTGTGCCGCCAAATCATTTGGCACTCCACTATTGTAAATTGCTGTTGCTTGTATTGATGACAACTCTATATTAAATAACGCAAACTCATCAATATTTCCATCTAAATAAAAACTATTTTGTTCTGATGTTCCAATTCTTAACTCTGTTGCTGTGTTTTCCATTGCTGTATAAGATCCACTAAAAGTTTTAGTTTGTGCAACATTACTTCCATCAATATAAATGTTTAATCCTGTTTGACTTCCCGCACCATCATATGTAAATATATAGTTTTTCCATCCGCTTTCACTTACTGCTGCATCTGTTTGGCTTTGAATATATCCTCCTGTGCTGTTGTCATATAATCTTATTCTTAATAAATCAGTAAAATTTGTAACTACATGATATTCTTTATTTGATGCCGACTTAGCAAATAATGCTGTTTGTGAACCCTCATTTATTTTCGCCCACAATGAAACGCTAAATGCAGTATCTTCTGAACCATCCCCAAAAGAGAAATCGTTATTATCTCCCAAATTCAAATAATCATCCACTCCATCAAATTCTAATGAATAAGTGTTTGCCCAAACAGTTTCAATAGTGTTAATGATTCTAATTTTAAAATCTAATGCTTTACGATAAACACCCTCATCACTCGTGTTGTCATCAAACAAATCATTGTAACCATCATATGTTATTGATTGAACATCAATTCCCCCACAACTTCCGCTTTTTCTGTCTAATGCCGTTCTTATTTTTCTTGCCAAATCTGATGCCTCAGAATATGTTTTTGAGTAAACCGATACCATAACATCATCAACATCTAATGTTGAAACTCCATCCTTATCATTTGTTGGGCTTTCTGACTCAACATCATAAATGATGAATGGGAATGTTGTTCCATTTTTAGCAACATTTGGGAATATTCTAGTTGATACTAATGCCGAAACATCAGAATCATTGCTTAAAACATCATATATTGCTAATCCACTTTTCATTTAATATCCTAGTTTTCCGTATTTTGCCAATCTCCTTTCATGCACTTTAACTGCTCTTACAAATATCTTTTCTGCTGACCGCATTCCATTATTTAAAACCTGCTGATGTGCTGAGCTCCATGCATCTGCCATCCATGTTTGATCCTTTCCTGTTCCTATGCCTCCAAAATTAACGCTCCCTCCATACTCAACCCATGCTCCATAATATCCACCCTTTGCCTTACTTTTAAACGCTCCTTTTACTCTTGGCCCAACATAACCGCCATTATATTTCCTACTTCTTTTTGTTGTAAAAAACCCAACACTTTTTGCCAACTGCCCTGTTCCTCCTAATCCCTGTGCATTGCTTTTCGCTGCCTTTTGCAATGGTTTGGAATTCTCCCTCCAAAACTTAACCCAAACTTTGTTTTTATCAACTTGTTTTGGCAATTCTTTAAACATATCATTAATTGCTTTCAAATTGTTTTTATCAACCTCAATTTTAATTCCTGGCTGTGCCATTTAATCTTTTTGTTCTGTTTCTAATTCCAAAAAACTTTCCCTTCCCTCAATCTCATTAATTACTTTAATATAATAATATTTGCTATTATAATCTATTCTGTTTTGTTCGTTTATGCTAATATCTAAATTTCTGATTGTAAAAACTAATTTTGATGTTGCTGTAATTCTTTGCGTTTCCTCTTTTTCACTTCCTCCCCTCCACTCTATTTTTGCCCATACCGATCTATATGCCCCCCAACTTAAAGTTTCCTCCCCATAACTGTTTGCTGTTTTGGTTGGAACTTCAATTCTGATTCTCCTATCTAAATCGCCAATTTGCATTATCTTATTACTTGGATTTTATATTGATCTAACAAATATTTTGCACTCATTGGCACTTCATTTACTTGCCTCCCTACAATAACTGCCTCTCTGTTCTGATACCAATGCCCAATCGTTAATAATACCGCCTGCTTTATAGCATTATCAACATCATCTGCACTATCAACCCCAACCTTATAATTTACTTCAATAGCATTTAATCCATCAATAAGTGATGGCCAACTTTCATCAGGTGATGGAACTAATCTTGCAGGTTGCGATACATTGTCTAATGTGTATTTTGTTGTCCCTAAAGTTTGCAACACTCCTGCTGTATCATAATATTTAACATTAAACAACGCTGCTTGAACGGGACTTTTAAATAATTCTGAAACATCACTCCAATTATCTCCATATTGTGTTATTTCAGTAGTAATAAAAAATCTGTTTGTATACTCTTGGCAACTACTTGTTGCTGCCAAAATTAAATTATCAATCAATGTATCATCCACCGTTGTATCAACTTTCAGATGTGCTTTAACTTCTGCTGTTGTTAAAACTTGCGAACTCGCTGCTGTTATTACTTTATATGCTCTCATTGAAATGGTTTAAAAAAAAAGGGATTGGCCGATTAAAACCAACCCCTATCAATCAATTAATTTATATTAATGATGTAAATTTAACAAATGATGCTCCATCAGCAACTCCCCAACCATAATGGTTGTTTAGAACTAATCTTACCTCATTGTTCATTGCATTCGTGTATGGATCAACTGTGATTGATGTTGGCCCAAATGTTGCAAAATAAACTCTGTCAAAATCTCCAAATATTCCATCTGCTGATGTTGCTGCAACTGTTGCTGGCGCATTTGAAAAATGAACTGGTCTACCTAACAATAATTCATTATCCATTGCTGCTTTAACTGATGCTACTTGTGCATCTGTCATTAAACCATTATAAGCTGCCCAATTGTAAACAAATCCTAAATTTCCACCTAAACCATGGTCATCTGCAATAGTTTGAATTGCTGTTAATGCATCCCCTGCTAAATCTGCTGAGCCTGCTTCAGTAAATGTTAAAACCCCACTTGTTCCTGCAATACATCCTGGTGCTGATGTTACATCTGATGAACCAAACATTGCTGCATCAATTTTGGATGCAACTTGTTGCCCTAATTGTGCCATGATTGCTGCCTCTGCTCCTCCATTTTGTGCTAAAATAACATTTGAAATGTTTGCAACTGCTGATAATCTGTTTGGCGTTAATGTTACTTTTCCAAAATCTGCTCCTGTATCTGAAACTGTTGCATTTTCTGCTGCCCATGCTGCTGTTGATTTTCCTGTTACAGGAATAACTGTATCAGCTGCCATGTTTCCTAAATCATTCAATCCAACTTGAGAATAAACTCCACTTTGAATTAATGCATCTGCATATGCTCCTGTAACTGATGGTGCAATTGCTGATGTTCCTTGATCAATTGTTCTTTTCTCAGTCATAAATGATGGCATCCCAATTCCGTTTAATGCTCCTCTGTTTTCTCTTTCTGCCTCTTGGTGCATTTCTGCCTCAACTCCTGTTAGCGTTCCGCCGTTTCTCATTTCGTTTACTGCTTTGAATAAACTCCACTCTCTAACTTCTTTAACTTCTGGCTTTGCAACTGTTGTTCCAACTGTTGATGCTGCCAATCTTATTTCTTTTTCCATTTTTTCTGCTCTTTCAATTTTTGCATCCATATTGTCTGCATCTGTTAATAACTCATCAACTGATGTGTTTTCCTCAGTTGTTAAATCACGCTCTTCATTTTCTGCAATTAGTTTTATTTC